AGGCCTGACACGACGGTCTTTCCAGGAGCGAAGTCGCCGACGTTCTGAGCGCTGACGGTGTATGCGGTATCGGTGGTCAGGTTTGTTTCCGTTCCCTCAGCCGTATCCAGCTTGAGGGGTATGTTTGTGCCGTCTGAACAGACGAGATTACCAGTTACTGTGTTGGTTGCCATAGTCTCACAACCTCACTCCGATCCCAAGTGGCTTCATCAGGTTACGATTTACGTTGCTGATGGGCTTCCTTAGGAGCTTCTTAGCGAATTTGAAGGTGATGCCGATCCCTATTGCCTGAACAGCCATTGCTTGATAGTTAGCCATGAACGCTGACTGCATGCTATCGAAGCTCGAACCGGGGTCGCCGATGATCGATTGAAGCGTTAGGCCGGCTCCAGTAGTCGTCATGGCAGTTCCGTTACCAGCACCCGCGCCTGATCCGTCGAATCCGAGCAAGCCCACCGGACTATTGCCGAAAACGCCGCCAGTGATGACGGTCGCGTAGGCGTAGCTCTCTGCGAGATTGATGAGACTCATTGTCTTCGGTGATCTTCGGCGCTTTGTCTTTCTTCGGCGTGCCATATTGCGAGTGTAACAAAAACTCGCTAATAAGTATCACTATGTTTCTTGTACGGCAGTAAACTGTCCATTTGAACCGCGTTCTGTCACTGTCGCATCGATCGTGTTCATCTTTTGTTGCGCCATTCCTTGAATTAACTGAGCTATGGCACCTTGGATCGGGTTCGGCGGCTCAAATTCCGTTAGTCCACCGGACATTAGCTTGTCGACCAGTGCTTGAATCGCGATTGCAAGCTTCTCATCTATGTCCATCATAGATTGTTCGATGTGAATTCTGATCCAGAGGGCGAAAACACCCAACGAAATGAGGTTAATCAGCATTAAAGTGACCAAAATTAGGGTATCTTGCACTACCATGTGTGCGTACCACCCATCTACCGCCCATATAACTACCCCAAATCCCCTTAAATCTCACTATTACGCATCCCTCCCCTGCCGCCCCACGTCTCACACGACGCACCGGAGTCCGAACGGAGGGTCGTTGACCTTTGATTGTGTCGTGTTCCTGTTCCGGAGTTATTAATAACTAATGGGTTCTCGGAGGGTCGTGAAGGAAGTAGATGATACCCCCGTAGATGAAAGTGAAAGTGAAAGCCTAGTGGACTTGTTTTATCACCGAGAGACGCTTCTCCGGGAGCTCATCCGGGAGCTAGAGCGACGAATAGCCAACCTAGAGGCTAGGAAGCCACCTCAGGACACCAACCCTGACCCGGAGTGGTACGCATGACTCAATGGTTGGTAGCAGACACTACCGCAGTAAGTGGGGGTAAAATCGAATACACTATCCCAGAGAAGCCTTTGATTCATTATTGCTGTAATCGTGACCACTTTGCTGATATGAATGTTGATTTCGATCCTGATGTCCACCCGGATATCGTAGGTGATGTAACCGAATGTGGTCCTTTCGATGATGATGAGTTCGCCGCTTCTTTTGCTGATTTCCCTTGGATAAAAAATTGGATGCAAAACACTTCCAAAGCCCTCAAGGAAATGCTCCGTGTCGCCCCTGTCGCTTACACTATCTCGCCTTGGCTCTATGGGGCTTCATGGTGTTATCCTGAGGCGGTGCATGTGTCATGGCGACCGGGTGTGAATCATCCGATTCTCTTTGTAAAATATGTGAGGCGATAGAATGCCCGGAATAAACGCAAACCTCTCTCAAGCCGCTTTCGACATCTGGGATCGCATCCCGAAGAAGGAGCGCAAATCACCGATGGGGGAGAAAGGTGCAGAGGGCCGATCCTCCTGGCTATCCTCCGTCATAATCAAGAATGAAGGATGGTCGATTCGATACAACGAGTTGATGGATAGAAACATAGACATCGAGAGAAGATTAAGAAATGGAGAGGCAACGATTGCCGATCTCCAGAGGAGGATTCACGAATGAAGTTCAAGATTTGTATATTGTGCGGGTTACATTATTTGAGAGTGTGTTCAAATTGCATGAGGGATGATGAAGGCGCAGTCCATCGTTTCTTTATAAGTAATAGGGGCCAATTTACCCCAAAATGACCCTTCAAGTAGGGGGTAGAGGGCACTAGGGAACATTGAAAGATTGTTTTCCGAGTTCACTTGAACCTAGAATCTTGACGAGTAGGTCTTTGACAATCATAGCAAGAGTTCCGGCTTCGGGTTCATCGGGATATTGCGCCCTTCGAGCTGCCCGTCTTGTTTGATACTCTTTCATATACTCATCAAAATCGAAGGGAGTTGGAAGCCCTGTCTCGATCCCCATGAACTCAAGAAGCATAGCGATAGAATAGAAGATTCCAATCATCTCGGTCGGGTCTTTCATTTGTTTAGTCAGTTCTGGAATACCCAAACCATTCAGTAAAACACCGACCTTTCCCACTGTGTATGCTGTCGCGTAGCTCTCTAACAGCTGTCGCTCTTTGTCCTGGAGCCGGATGACATACTCGATGGTTTCTTTCGGTTTGTTCTTCGACACTCGGATCACTCCGGTGGTTGAGGCCAATTGTCGACGGCATCGTTGGCCTCGTCGTGATCCTGGGGGAGATCGCGTAGAGCTGTGCGATAGTCTTTCCAATCTTGGCCCATAGTGCGGTCCTTGACTGCACGCCAGTCTGAATCCTTTAGAGCTGCATTTCTGAGATTACGCACATGTTCCCAAGAGTAGTCCCTCATGCCACTTTCAACAAGAGTACCGTCCGGGCCAAATATCTCGAATGATCTATCCATAATTCTCACACGTCAAGTCGTATCTTAGGAGCTCCACCAACAAGGACACCTATTGAAGCAGTGGTTAGTGTGGCTGGGGGAACTCCTGCGGCGGCGTAGGTTAAGCAGCCACCAGAGTTTGTTGAAATGGCCGATGATGCCAAAATAGGCATTCCTGATCTTCCGTACTCGTAGTAGCCCGCGCCGTAGGTGCATGAGCCGCTATTACGCGCCCACGATATTGCTGCGTAATATATGGTATTGGCACTGAGAGCGGCACCCGTTGAAAACGAGATGGTCTTATCTCCCGTTGAGCTAATTGATGCACTCGCTGAATCTACTTTCACGGTTGGTAAATTAGTAGATAGATCACACGCATAGATCGCGATGTAGAACGTACCGTTGAAAGTTCCAGTAGGAATACTGAACATAAGGTCAGAGGCTGAGATTTGAGCCGGTACTGAAAACGGGACCATGTATAGGATATCCTCGGTAAAGGCTACGTTCGAAGCTTGCGATCCTTGCGATTGACCCGTCAAGTCATAGTGATAAGTATCAGCGGGTGGCGCTACCGAAAGCATATTGGCAACGTTGGAAGTAGAAGCAGTCAGCCAACCGTCGAACGATCCCTTAGTGACCATCCTAGCGAATGCGACCAGGCATAGGCGACGCAGCTCATCCTCGTTGGCTTCCTCGATAGCTATGGGGTCCGCTACGCTAGCAAGGGTATCTGCCGTGACGTTCTCAAGGTCTTGGTTCTGTAAGAGGGTGTAGACCCTGGGGGATTTCTTGTCAGCGTCGGGTAGAGGCATCACAACCACCCGTCAAAGGATCCCTTAGTTACCATGCGCGCGAAGGCGACCAGGCAAAGACGGCGGAGTTCGTCTTCATTGAGTAGCTCTATGCTAATCGGGTTGGCAACCAGGGCGAGATCATCATCACTCAAGTTCTCGAGCGTGGTGTTCTTGAGCAGCTTATACACTCGAGGCGATGCCACTGGAGTCTCTGGGAGAGGCATTATCTCATCCCCATCATAAGCATAACAAAGCCCCAGAAGTTATTCGGGACTTCAAAACCCCCTATTGAGCCAGAAGCTGCAACGTAGCCATTCCCTGGTCCCGCTACTGCTGCCCTCTCTGCTGCTGCTGCTTGTGCTGCTGCCTTGTTTGCTGCAATCTCAGCGAGTCTGGCTTGGATGTTTGCCTGTTGTGCAGCAGTCACACCGCCGATTTGTGTGCCTGCTCCTGGCATCTGCGGACTGCCTACTTGCACCAATGCCGACACCTCAGCATATCTTCTTGGATCGAGTCTTGACGATTCTTTCAATTGCATCAAGGTCTTTTGTTGAAATGAATCCCCTCATGTAGAGCTTCTTGGACTTTGAGAGAATCTCAGCCATTCTTCGGCGTCCTGCCGCTTTGGTCATCTTTGCCATACTCGATCACACTCAGGCGTTTGTCAAGTATTGAGCCTTGTAATTCAGAGCGATGTTTGTTGCGGCGAAAGAGAACAGTGGTTGCTGAACAATCGGGTTCGTTGCGCTGCAAGAACCGACGACGTTGCCAAGGGCGTCGACCACGAAGAAGCCCTGCGTCTCAATCTTCGCGCCGTCGACAGATGTTCCGAACCATTTTGAAATTCTTTGTCCCTGGAGTGTATCGCCGATGGAGTTGCCAGTTTGTAGGTCGACCAGCTCATTGGTGGCTCCAGTAGAAGCTGTCACTTTGAAAATCCTCGAGACTCCGCTTGCGGTGTAGACTGCCATTGATGCTTCGCGGTCTGCAGCGGTGTTGTTCATCACCCGGACGATGTCTCCAGCTCTCAAAGTGTATGGTTGGCAGAGCGCAGGTGATCCGTCAGAGACGGCACCCTTGACACTCCAAGGGATGATTGCAGCCACAAGGCCCTGCGAGAGTAT